GGCTTTGTTTTGGTTGCCGATGTCACCCTCTCTGGAAGGTGCTGGCTCGGATACATTTTCTCCCACCTCTTTGCTATCTTGGGTAGATTCTGGTGCATCCATTTTCTCTGGGTTTCGCTCACGAATGGCATCTTTTTTATTTTTAATTTGTTCTGGAGTGGGATTCTCCACACCCTCTTCTTTTAATTCCTTTATAGCATTTTCTTCGGTTGTTTCCTCTTCTTCAACTCTACCTCTGGTGCTTTGTTGATTTGCTTCATATGCTTGATAGCTTAATGATGCTAATTCTGTACCTATTGTTTTTAATTGCTCTAATTGTTTTGTTACTGCACTTGGATCTTTACCATCAATTTCTTGCTCTATTCTTTGTTTGGATAACAATAACCCTAATGCTTTTTTCTTTTGCTCAATACTATAATTTCCAGGTATTTGCGCATAAACTCCTTTAATTTCATTAAACTGTGACTCTTGATCTTTTGCTTCATCAAGGGTTAGCTTCCCTTGATTAACTTGGTCTTTTAACCATAAAGTATATATCTTTGAAGATTTACCCTCATTAATATCCTCATTAGCCATATTCTCAAAAACCTCAAACATACCATCATCCATACGAGTAAAATCTTTACTCGCTGCCATATTACTCATTGCACCTGGTACACCCATAATCCAACCACCAACCATTTCTTGCGCTCCTGCTCTTAAAGTTTGTTTTACAGCATCATTAAAAGTTTCTGGAAGAGAAAACATATCTTTCTTTTTAATAAGTTCGTTATAAACATATTTACCTCCAAGGTCAGCAATTTCTTGAGCAAATCCTGTTTCAAACTCCGCTATACCTGCTGAACCTACAGTTAAAACTCCACGCGCAACCATATTGTCTACTTCGTTTTGCACTACTTCTGCAAAATTTCTATTCTTTACTTGACTTATACCACGATATTTACCAAGAGATCTTAATAAAACGGCATTTAAAATTCCTTTTTGCTTTAATACGTTTCTTAACCCTATTGCTTCTAAGGTTGCTACTACAGCCCCAATTGGAATCATAATAGCTTGCTTTTCGTTCTCTGATATATTATCAAACTCAGGATTGTTTTGCATTTCTTCAGCCAAATGATCGGATACTTGAGCATACATCGAAGCTGTACGTTGCACCCAACCTGCAGGGTTATTACCCCCTATCATTGCAGGAGTAGATTCTATTAAACCTAAATACGCTCCTCCCCAAAACCCTTCCTTTGTTAAATCACTATATTGTTTTGTAGTGCTGCCTGATCCTAACATCTCTCTGGCTCCCCGTCTTTGTATATCAATCAACCCTTGGTTATTATCTTGCCAATTTTTCAAAGATTCTTTAGAATAAAAAGTTCCTAAAGGAGCTGTTTTTTTTACCGCTTTTCCTTTTTCATCATAATCGTATCGTTGGTATTTTACATCTTTTTTCAGAATATCACGAACTTTAGAATCTACATCGCTCCTTTGTTCTAATGTTAAGTTAGTTAAATACTCATCCCATCCTGTTCCATCAGAGAATTTCCAAGAATAATCATCTGATTTAGGGAAAGGTATCTGAAACATTTCTTCAGCAACCCCCATATACATTTGTTTATAATTAACTTGACTTGTGCCACCATACTCCATAGCCCCAACTGTTGCGTCAACCAGTATATTCATCATTCCTGAGCCTATTCTTGCCACACCATCCCAAAATGCATTTTGAGTTGCTCCTGATAACTCACCTTGTTCGGCTTGCATCTGATTATATTGACCCGCTAGTCTGTCGATTTGCGCTCCTCTGTTTTTTAGATTATTATCCCTAACTAATAACTGTTTCTTTAAGTTTGCAACTGTTTTTTTATCCTCTATATAGCGGTTGTAGAGTGTACGAGTGCCTGGTTCATTGATTTGTTCTGGAGTTAAATCTCTAAACATATCCTCAGAAGCATTAACGTTAGATTTTAGGGCCAACCAAGTTTCAATATTTTTATTAAAATTATTAGCATCTTTATTTAGCAAGGTCATACTTGCGTCTATTTTTTTATTATCTAATACTTTACGCTCAAGTTCAGAATAACCATCTTGCGCTAATTTTAATCTTCTACTTTCAGCTTTATTGTCTATAAGAAATTGGGCAAGTTTAGTTCTTTGTTTTTTCTTTCCTGAAGCATTATTTAATGTATAATCTCCAGCTTGGCCAAAATCTAATACAAGCGCTGCATTTCTAAAGATGTTATCCCCTCCAGCTAAATCCAGATTAATATAAGCAGTTTCTCCGTTAGCGGCTGTAACAGTCATACCATCACCCAATGCATCCGCCTCATTAAAAGTAAATCCATATTGATTAAAATGATAATTTAATAAAGGAACAACAAATTGTTCTTCATGAGTCATTAAATCTTCGGTAACCGCCTTCATAGACGCTCCAAATGGATCGTTTGTTTCTTTTATAAGAGTTTCGTATGCGGCTTGATACTCGTCATATTCTTTTTTATCTACTACTCTTTCGTTTCCTGCAGTTCCTATTTCATAAGTTGTTTCCCCTGTAGGTTTAAGATCAACAGGTACAGTACTTATATCATCATTTTCAAATGTAGTTTTGGAAGTGGGTGTATCTATTTTAAACCATCCCTCGTAATCAGATTGTTTACGTTCTTGTGAAGTAGACTGAGATAGCAAACTCTTTAGGCCTCCCCAGCTTTCTGGTTGATTGGGGTCTGTAGGTTTTATTCCAGCATTAAAATATTCTTCTTCAGTGGTTGTATTTTGTGGATCTGTAGTTGGAGTGATAGATGGGGAAATATCCGAAGGTAAAACTGTCGGATCTGTACCCAAAACCTCTTCTCGAGAAGTGCCAAAATCTTTTTTTTTTTTAATCTTTTTAGTCCATATATCTATAGGTTCTCTGTCGGGAAAAGTAGGATCTATCCCTGCAATCCATTGATACATACCGTCGGCATAATCGAGACCCTGCATGTTATTTTCAAAATCTTCAAAACTATACCTTCCTTCAAAAGTGTTATCTTGGCTTTGAATCCAACTGTATAATTCTACTAAATAATCATTCATATTACGAAATTTTCTTAAAGTCTACGTCTACTTTGCTGTAATCTACAAATAAATAATCATTTACAGATATTGTCGCCCAAGGAACTTCTTGAGCAATTACACCAGAGAATTTACCTTCTCCATACTGTTCAGGGATTTTATAATTCCAGTTATATATATTTACTCCATTTGGAGATTGACCCACTAATTTAATATTTTCTTTTAATCTTTTATCTGAAGGAGCTGGCAAACCAGAGGCTATTCGGACGTTTAATTTATCTATCAAGCTATTAATATGTTTATTAACTTCTGAACGCAATTGCACATTATCTTCATCAAATTCAAATGTTTTTGTAGTTTCCTGATTAGTTTCAGGATCTTGATAGGTAACTATAATCTCATTTGTATCACCAGCTACATTCTTTGTTGTTACTACCACTGGTATACCATACCTATTTAAGGCCCTTTGGTATGCCTGATCTACAACAGGAGCAGCTTTTTGGAAATTATTCCTCCCCCCTGGAATAGTCTCAAATAATGAAAAGGTATTATCATCATTAAGGCCATCTACCGCCATATTATAAGGATTAATCTTCGTGAAAGTATTTTCAGTTTCAAACTCTTCCAATCCATAATAGTTTGGATTATCAATCGTTTTTGTAGAATCGGTAGGGTCTGTTATCGTTCTTGGCGTAAAACTAAACTCTTCTTCTTTTTTTAATAAATCATAGAATCCTTTATACGCATAATCCTTTAAAATTGATTTTGGAACAATAGCTCTATATATTTCTCTACCTATTTCTTTTTGAGAGATATCACCGTTGTTTTTAATTGTAATTGTCATATCAGTCTGTTGGCCGTAATCGTCTGTCTTTGTTCTACTAATAATAATATTATCTTTATTTCTTTTAATAAAGTTAATTTTCATACCATCTGCAGCTAACCTATCGTTCATATCTGCAATCCTATCCTTAGCAGTTCCCAATCCAGTTTCCTTATCTCCGCTCATAATATTTTTTATATCTTGACCAATACCTGAAACAATTTTAATATTCTTTTTTGTTGCAGTTATTTGATCTTGTCTATTTAAAAATGCAACATTAGGAGTTGAGGATTTAACTGAACTATCTATTTGACTATTTAAAGTTTTTTCTATTGCTTTATTTGCATCGTATTTTAACCCAGACATATTAGTATAGGAAACTACACCATTCTGAACGTCTAAATAAATAATTCTATTTAAATCTACATTATCTCCATATCTCTTCTTAGCGTCTTCTGCCGATTCAGCAATCCGATAACCCCCTATAGTAGTTAAGGTTTGTACAATCTCTGAATCTCCTGTGGCTAATCTATCTTGTAGTATCTTTAAAGTTTCTCTATATGCTCCCCCTTCCTCTTTGTCATCTGTTCCTGGAGCTTTTCTAAAATCATCTATTGTAGTGGTTACTCCTGTGGTTGTATCAAAAAAAGTATTTACATATGTACCTAATAACTTAACCTGTTCGGCTATTGCATTACTTACGTTTACCTCAACATTAGGATCTCCTCGGTAAGTAAATAATTGAGATAATTCTTGAACCCCTATATTGTCTCCTCTAGCATTACTAAACTCATTCCCATAAGATGGAGAGTTTATTACATAACTAGCGGCGTCTTCGTAGGAGATTTCATAAGTCTTTTTATTTTGTTGTTTAGCTAGAATATCTTTAGCTTCAGAAATGGTTCTTTTGTTTTTTAGAGTAGCATATTCTAATCTTCCATTTAGTCCTGTTGTTATTTGTACACCTGATAATCCTCCAAATTTAGTTAATCTCTCGTACACTTCTATTTCAGTAGTGGTGGCTGTTTGATTATTTATTTTTGTTTGAACATCCTGTGCCCATTTTCCCATATTCTGCATCATAGCAGCAGTGGTTTTATAATCAGCTTTTTGTTCGGTTCGAAATAAAGAAAAATCTTCAGGAGAAAGAAGTCCTGATTTTACCATATCATACCTATCTGAGAGTTCTCTCATAGACTGTTGAGAAACAGCTACTAATTGAGCTTGAACGGTAGGATCATCTGATGTTTGAACGTCGCTCAGTTTTTCCATCTGAGCACCATAAGCATCTTGAATGTCTTGTTTTCTTTTTTTTCTATCAGTCGATATATCTCTAAGTTTAGTTGAAAATCCTGACGCAACGTCTCCCCAGTTTATTGTATCGTTTGCTCCTTTTTGAGCAGATGTATCCCAGTCTGATGTAGAGAATGAATGCCTTCTTTTTGGTTGTGTTGCCATTTTATTATTATTTCAGGTAATAAGGTACTTGTTGTGAGAGATCAACATCCCATAATTCAGGGTTATTAGTTATGCTGTCAATTTGATTACGACTCATAGTGTTATTAAGAATTTTTTGAATATCTGCTGCAGAGTAATCACTATTCTTTGCTGCTAATCCTTCGGATAAGTCTGTAATTTGTCTTCCTGTTTTACCTTTCCCGTAAAGACTTAACATGTCTGATCCCGCTCCAACTGCGTCTCCTAGAGCGCTAAAGCCTGATACTACAGCTTGATTAGCTCCTTCTTTTAAGTCTTGAGCCTCCTGATTATACTGTGTAGATTGACCTAATCCCATTTTTATATACTCATCATTCATGGCTGATTTAGCATCCGCTTTCATTACTCTATTATCGTACAACTCTTTTCCTAAAGCAACTCTCATTTTTTCGTCATTTGATGAGGCTACTTGTCCGAGAGCCCCAATACCTGCTGCTAATGCTCTTGAATCACCTTCTTGTAAAGCTTGAATACCTGTTTGACTTGAAAGAATACTCATTTCTCTTTGTCTAGAATAAGCATCTAAAGGAATATTTAATCCTTCATGGAAGTTAGCTTCCATTCTTTTTTTGGCTTCCTTCATCATTTGCTCAGACTTTCGTTTTGCTTCTGCAGCGTCTTGTCTTTGTTCGGCCGCTGCGCGAAAAGACATACTTGCTCCTTTTAACGCTATAAGTGCCGAGACTCCTCCTAATATTAGTGATCCTACTCCTGCCATAATTTTTTCGTTTTATTAATTAACTCTTCTGGTAGTTCTGTAAATTTGTCCACATATACATCCGCCTCTGCTTCTTCAAATGTTTTAGCCTCTGTTTTATAAACACAACACCATTCAGAATCTTCATGAATATACAAGACTCTTTGTGTTCCTGGTTGCGTAAATATTTTATGCGGGCCAGTTATTCTTTTTATTTCTCCTTCATCAGTTAAATAAGACAACTCACCTTTTAATAAAAAAGATGGGTGTTGTTGTTTGTGAATCATACTCACAACTATTGCGCCCTTTGGCATAAATACTTCCCTTGTATACAAGCCTCCTTCAAGATGTTGTTGTAAAGGTAAATATTTTTTAAACTCTTTACTTTGTTTTTCTCCTGATTTATGTTGTAATACTCCTTCTATATTGTTTAACTGTTCTTGAAACTGAGCTATTTTTTCCCACATTATTCCTCGCTTATTAGATATTTCACCTAATATTTTTATAGCAAGTGCAGTTTCCCCTTCTTTCATTTAATTTAATTTAAACAAAGATACAAAAAACTATGGAAAACTTTTCATCACACTTCCAGATACAGAAAATAATTCTACTTGCGTAGTTGATATGTTTTTTAATGTAAATTGTAAAAAGTAACCCCTTGCTCCTTGTGACTCTGCAATAGGATCTTTTAAGAATAATACAAATCTTACTGCCAAAGCTGCTGTGCTAGTTAAAGCTGAGTTATCTATGGTAATACTATATGCTCCCACTACATTACTAATGGCTGTTATTGGCCCAATAGAATCTGGAGTAGGAGACGTAGCGGGAGGTATACTTACTGTTGTTTGATAAGCCTCATCACCAATACTAATTATAAATCCTGGAGGAGTAGCAAAAGTTATAAGACAATTAGCTGTACCTGATCCCGTTACAGTTACATTGTTAGTTATACCATGAGTAGATCTTAACCTCCAATTATAAGCGTCTTCTTGTGCTCGTATAAAAGAAAACCATTCTCCTTCTTTTTCTACAAAATCATTAGCCGCTATTACTGGATCTACTGAAGCTGTAGGTCTAACTAAATCTGTCTCTAATCTCTCTACTGACCAGCGAGCTGTTTCTGAACTGTAAAGTCCTATATCAGTATTAGATTCATAAGATAGAGTTTTAAATAGTTTAATTTCAGTAGGCTTATCATTTAATACACCTGTTATTGTAGAGAAACTTTGAATACCATAATAATTATTACGGGGTACAGTTGTGGAATTATGCCTATATAAATTACCTTTATTAAAACTATATAAATGACTATTCATTCCAATCATCCATTCTGGATAAAAAGTATAAAATGATGGCCATCCTTTACTCGAGGGATTAAATGTTAATGTTTGTAAATCGGTTATTGCCATTTTTAATAAATTAAGGGGTTACACAGGTTACTCCTGAACATTCTTTTATATCATTAATAACATTATTCGTTGTTATTTCTATCATTTGAAATGGCCCTGTAGCAGTATCAGTACTGGTTGCTGCATAAGCATACCATCCCACTGCTATAATTGTACCCACTATAACATCTCCTATAGCTATAGAGGAATAATCATGACAATTAACTGTTTGTGCGGATGTAGTAATAACTCTATTTACACCATCACAGAAAGTTTCACAAAGTGCTTGCATTCCAGATAGATATATTGTGTTAGAGCATGCAGGACAGTTATTAATAGTAGTAATAATTCCATCTGAAGATACTTCAATAACTTGTGCTGTTATTACTCCTGCTATTAAGTTTTGAATTCCATACCATCCTGCTGGTAGTTGAGTAACACCATAAGCATCTTCAAACACCCAATCATGTATTCCCATTTGAGTGTCTGGAGTAGCAGGTATTGCTCCTCCATAAGCAGGTTCTCTCATAGAATTTCCTAATGTATTTACCCCTGCGTGATAAATAGTTGAAGGTAGTGCTATACCACAGGAAGCTCCTTCAGTTAATTGTATTGTTGTTGAGGAAAATCCTGTTAATAATGATGGGCAATTAACTGTAAATTCAAAAAATGTATACTCGCATGGAGCAAGTATTTCTATCTCCACTGTGGTTGATCCAGCTGAAACAGGTACAGGAACTACCATTGTGGCATTAAAAGAAGCATAAGGTACATTTGCAAGAGTGGTAGACGACGGATCACACTCGTTTAAGGTTTGGTCGCCTGTGGCATTTCCACCCCAAGCGGGTACGTTTTGAGTTGATCCTGAAGCTTGAAAAGATCCACTTATATAATTAAAAACAGAAACACCTGTTCTAGCAACCCCGTTACTTCCGTTGGCTACAGTGATTCCATTAGCTCCATATTCAGCAACATAACAGTCTCCACAACAAGTACAATCGTTGCCAGAAGTATCCTGGTCTGCTGCCCCAAGATACCCTTGAAGGTATCCTCCTAGATAGGATGAGTATTCAGATGCGCTTGTTCCATCAAAAGTCCAAGTTAGTTTGTCTGGAATAGGGTTTTGGTTGTTTCCTACATTAAAATTAATAATAGCCGCTCCTGTGTCAGTTCCAAATGAAAAGGTAGCTTTATAAACTCCTTCACCACCTGAAGCAGTTAAAGGTGTCGCTGAACATGGAACAATACATTCAGGACAAGGTGATGCGGCAAGTAAAATTGAATTGAGCATTTCTCTTACTATTGATCCTTGAGAATACCATCCATCAGGAGCAATAAGAGTTAACGATGAGTCTGTATAGACACTCACACAAGTACTAAAGTTTAATCCATCAAAATAATATTGTCCGTATGTTGGCATATTTTCTTAATTTAACAATTATTTATTAAAACTACAATTCCATTTATATCTACTTCTAAAACTTGATTTGTATTAAATTTATAATACCCTGCATCTAGTTTAGTAGAAGATCCTATACAAGCATTCTCGTTATATACTAAATCTCCTATCGAAGGGGTTGCAGCTTGTCCTGTAAAATAGTAATTTTGATCTATTAATTGACTACATACTGTATTAGGGTTGTTTCCTATAAGAGATCCTGTCCATAATACACATGGAATTACGCAATCACAACAAGCTGATTGAGCACTACTTGCATCATAACATAAAAACTGAGAAGCTACAGTTCGTAGATCGTATATTAAATATAAATACTGATTTCCAACAGGAATAGAAGCTGCTAACTCTGTTCCTCTATAAACATTTGGTGTAGGATTACTGACAGTAACTTGATTTAAAGATTGACTCATTAAACTTGTTATTTCTGTTGTATTATTAGCATACAGTGTGTTAGTTGAAAGCCATAGTAGTTTATCTTCAGATAGAGAAAAATCAAATGTATCAGTTCCTAATTTGTTGGTTTGAATTGTTAAATCAACCCCGTCATAAGGAAATATTCCTTGCGACCTAGTCCCTGCTTGCATAATATATCCCGATGCAATCGTAGGATCATTATTAAGTATTACAGCTGCTGTTGAATACGGGCTAATAGTACTCCCGTTAGCCCAATAAAATTCAGCATGTATTGATTCATTAAAATCATTTGGAGCATTTAAAACCACTTGAATTACAGTTATCTCTACCTCTTCAGGGCATGCTACAATTACCTCGAAATCAATAACCCCGTTAGGCACAATCTCTACACTAATTAAATTAGGATTTGCGGTAGTTTTTGGTACTGTAATTATATAAGTACCTGCAGCTATAATAGGGTTAGGAGTAGTATTATATGTCACGCCATTCCAGACTGCTGATACTGTTGCTCCAGTACCAGAATTTAAAATAAATGTAATTTCAACGTCTCCAATTACACTCCCTACATCTGAGTTAAAACTATAATTATTTGAACATAACGCGTCAGATATTAGGGTTCCACATTGAATAGGAGGATCTGGAAATGGTATGGGTTTATCATTAGAAGCTAAAACATATTCATCCATATATGGATCAAAAGCTCCTAATTTTTGTGTTAGTAGTTGAGCATAAAATTGGTCTCTAAACCATGATCTCATTCCTGATTCTGATATAACACTAAGTTGATCATTTTGCATTGAACTTCCTGAAAGCCTTAATACTGCCCCTCTTTTAGCGTCTGTAAAAAACATATCAGAACCCCAAGCAGCAAAACTTTCAGGATTAAAACTATTACCATATTCTTCAATTCTAGCAACCTGCTCGCCTAAAACTTCAGGAACAGAGGTAACGATTCCTCCGCCTACAGCGTCAGTTAATATGTTTTTTCCTGCCAACACATAAGATATTCTATCTTCTTGTAAAACCAAAACATCTGTTCGTCTGGCGTGTAATACTTGAATTTCCCCAAAATAAGTTTCTAAATCTTTATAATTTACTAATCCTAAATTAAATTCATTAAGATTATTAAAATTTGCAGGCCCACTAAATATTCCGCTATAAGTTAATCCAGCAAAACGATTAGCTTCCTTAAACTCTTGATTTGAAACAGCCATCACTCTTTCTCCTAGGTTCATTGACATTCCTTCTAGCCTGTCCATTATTTTATAGCTTTCCACTCCATTACCAAAAGTATAACAATTAATAAATGGTAATTCAATAATTGAAGATTGTGTTGGAGTTTGATTTTGATCAGTAATATTACTGTTATGAACTATACTATATCCTTCTCCAAATGGGGTTGTTGCAAGAAATATATCTGCATCTAAAGTTATTTGAGTAGCGCTATTTATAGTTGTTACTACGGCTGTAGTTGTAGGGACTGTAGAGGTGTTATATACAAAATCTCCTATCGTTACCGCTGCCGTAAAAGATCCAGTGCTATCAATTAATTTATTGACTGCAGAGTTCGTAGTAGTTCCTTGAGCCACTATATTTCCAACAGCATGATAACCTCCTATTATAGGGTAACTTGCAGAGGAATCGTAAAACATCTCGCTATTAGCTACACCAGGATCACTTTCAAAAACCAACAAATCACCCCCAACATTAATTGTAATGGTAAGTCTCGATTGTGCAGTGTTTGAGCATTTTTTTATACCTGGTCTCCACGCTAAACCAAGATCAGAAGTAGGATCAGCAGGGTTTAATCGAGCAAATTGAAAATTTGAAGTCCATCCTCCTGAAGGAGGACAACTACCACCTGCATTTTTACATGGAGGAACAGCATTATCATTTGCAGGACTACATTGGGTTTGAGGGTAAAACCATGTTACGTTACTAATAGCCCCAAGTGCGGGTCTAAAAATACAATTAACTGTTCCTCCATTAGTAAGATCTCCTGAATTAATACCTGCATTCAAATTAGGTTGAGCTGCTGACCACCATCCGTAAAGATCGTCAAAATCCTGACTAACAGTAAAAGTCTCATCAAGATCATATTGAATAGCTTCACAACCAGAAGAAGATCCAGCAAGTCTAGATACCTCATATTGTATTCTAACCGTAGTCCCCGCAGGTATATTTATATTTTTTTTAACACCAACTTGCCCTCCTTGAGTGTAATCTTCATCATACCATAATGATATAAGTTTTTCCACATAACATCTACCTTTAACTGCATTAGTTTCATAAGATTTTGTTGTTTTTGTTTGATTCCAATATGTAGGTAATAAGTCGGTATCAATAGAAAAATTTATAGGATTTAAATTCATATAAAATCCTGCTGGTTGTGTAGCTGGTAATGCCGCCGACCCTGCAAAATCAGTAATTTGGGCTTGAGCTTGTAAAACCTCTACCTTTATTTCTGTAACGGCTGCTCCTAATGCATCTACTTTACAAATTAATAAATCTCCTTTTTTTACCTTATCAGCATTATCTCCCTCTAACTTACACCATACTGTTCCGTCGGTGGCAGTAACAAAAAATAAAGTATAAATAGTTTCATATCCCGCATTACTTGGTTTTACTACATACTTCCATCTTTTTGCCCAATAAGGGGGTACACTATTTAAAGTGGCTTGTATTTTATTTTTTAAAACAGAAGAATTTGGAGGCATAAAAACCGTATTATAACGAGAGACTAATGCTGTAGATGCACGCGCATATTCATCCATATAAACTAATGCTACTTCATAATCTCGGTTACTATGTAAACTTCCTTGCTCCACATCTGCTATGAATGTTATGTCAGCATCTGTAATGGTGAAATATTCATAATTACTTACAGTGACCCCGCTAGCGGTATATTGAGATTCCATAGCTAAACAGGTAAGAGAAAATGTAGTGCCAGTAATAGTTAATGGATTAGTAATTTTAAAACCCTGCATATTAGTTGAGCTATCAATAGCGCTTATAACTTTTGTATATGCTGTAGGAGCATTTATATTTGTATTAAAACTGTCTGTCAAAGAAAATCCGTCAGATGAAGTTGCCATGGGTTCGAAATTAACTCCCTCTATTGTTCCTATAGCATCTTGAAAAGAGGGTGAGGTTATAAAATCAAAAACCGCTGAAGCTCCCGTATAATCTGTTGTTATATCAATAAAACATTGAATATCCGTTAGTCCATTTGTTAATGTAGAAGTCCAATCCGCACATTCAGGAGTAGGGGTTCCAGTAGCGGTACATGTAGTATAAGTTCCTGAAGTGTTATTCAAAGAACGGGCATTCATTTGTCCAGAGCTCTGAAGCTGAAAACTAATTTGTATCTGAGATCCTGCTTTTAATTTATTCTTAATAGAATCTAAATCAAATGTAGCCACAGATTGTAAAGTGGTTACACTTGCCGTAGGATTTATAGTATATAACCTTGAAGTAAGAGTAGGAATTGGAATAGAAAAAATTCCTAATGGCTCACTTATTCGAGAAACAGTGTAACTAGGAGTTATTTTTTCTCCTTCACTTGAAGATAAAGATATATTATAGCCGTCTATATAATTTCCATAAATTAATCTATTAGCCATAATAGTTTGAGCTTTTGCAATCCTTGGTACATTATCATACAGTCTTAGAATTTCATCGCTTCCTAAAACAGTATATATTTTACCATTTGAAAACTGTTCAGTTTGATCTTGATTATTTCCCCATCCTAAATTAAGTTTATTATAAGAATCTATTTTAAAAATTGTTGTAGAGGAAGTATATTTATATAATAAATCTATCTCTATTACTCTTTCAGACCCTGTATTAAAAGTAATATCAGCTCCATTATATATATTCTGCATAGAATCATTTGCAAAATTTTCAAAACTAAAACTAAACGTTCCAGGCTGAAAAGCAGGAATAGTAAATAAAGATGTTGCACTATATTCTGAATTTATATATCTATATCTATACGCAAAACTTAAAAATCTATCTTCCATATAGTTTTGCTGATTAGCTGTAAGCGTTAATACTACTGACGGAGCAGTAATCGTATCTACAACAGGAATGCTTACAAGTGCAGCATCTTGAAATCCAGGTGGTTTTACAATTACACTTATATCTTCTTCTTCTATTTGATCTACACCAGTGGAGTCTACTGAAGGATAGTTAAGCTCTATATTAATTTTTCTGGGAGGATTATAATCGTCTGTCCAAAATAAAAGATTATCAATTAAATCTACCCCCGTAATTAAATATTTAGGATTAAAATTTAAAACACTTGTGCTTTCCACATGATACCTCACTACTTCGGTTATAGTATTATAAGAAACTATTAAGTCAACTGGGGAAGGGGGGTTGGGAGCTTGCGTATTGTTTGCATCATGTACAAACCAATATATAGTAGAATTCATTCCATCTTCTAACGCTCCAATACATAAAGCAGAATCAGAAAGTGCAACATTTCTAAATCTTAAAATCGTAAGAGCCTCATTACCCCTGGAATTTTCTACTGCTCCGACTTCAGTAGTTTCAGTAGCTCCTAAACGGACATTAAGAGCATCTACATACTCTCCTTGAATAATTAAACGTTCATCAACGCTTTTATTCATTCTCCCCTTTACAAAAGACGCTATACTTCTTACATCCATATTACTTTATCCATTTATCCTGACCTCTCATATTCATTAAGAGTCTTCCAGGATGTATATTACTTAATCTAATTTTTGCATTTCTTAACAAAGAAGCTCTATCTTTTCTTGCTCTATTAACAATATACTCTTGTACTCCTAACCTTCCGTTTAATAATGAATACCTAATAAACGCATATAAATAATCTTCAAATAATTTATTTACACTAACATTAGCGTCATCTCCATTCTCCATTCCGTCTGATACATACTCTAAAACCGCCATTCTTCCCGACATAGTAGAGTCAAAATTTATAACTCCTGCTTGTTTGTTTATACTAAATGTAGGATTAATATTAGCTGTTTCTGTATTTAGTCCAAATCTTGCTCCAATAGAATAATCAAAATACCATCCTCCATCTAGAAAATACCCTAAAGAATTGTTATAAGGACTCTCGCTGTTTAAATAAATTGATTTCCTTTGTCCTCGTATTCTGTCATAAGTAACCGTTGAATGCTCAGGCTTTAATACATTACCATCTTGATCAAAAAGTATTCTTGCATTATTATCCTGCAAGTAAGCTCCCGCCCAGTTGGCTTGAACATTTTCTGTCATTGGATATAACACTCCTCCTGAATATAAAGATATTCTTACCCAATTCACATAATCTTGTGGCATAATAAATCTTAAATCTTCACCTACCTCAAGTTCTAATATTTTTATTTCTTTCATTGCATCATAGTTTAACTCCTGTACACCTCTTTTGGCATAAAAAAGAACCTGATAACGATTTAAATTATTTAACAATTCATGATTACCTTGATACATTAACATAAAATTGTTTACTATTTCTTTTAATGTAACATATTGGTATGATCCCCAATTTTCATTTTCAGGAGTTCCTCCTGCATTTTCATAATATTGATAATCTGTTATATATGCCATTTTAACTTGTTTGTTGTGTTTCGTCTCTTAATTCCTGTTGTCCAAAATCATAAACATCCGACTCTCTAATTTCTATTCCTATATAAGAACAAATTTTTGCAACCAAAGTTGGCTCATCTGATAATGGTAATTCAAAGTCTTGATAATCAGCTTGTGCAGGGTTAAATTCAGGCTGCCCTCCAGTTAACTGTGAATATGTCCATTTAGGAGTAAGAGGGTATCTTATGTATTGAGATTGTATACTGGTTGCTTCTAAAATTGTAGAAGGATATATGGTTACTGTATTTCCATTTAATACATAAGCTGGAAATTGGGTGGTAGGAGCTGTAAGAGGAGAACTTGTTAAATAAAATATTTTATTTTGACTCAATCTTTCTACTTCAGTGATATTAGTATTAGTGTAAATAATATATGTATCATTTAAATTCATAATATTAGCACTAATCGAAAGCGTTGTAGAATTATCTACAGCCGTAACATAACACTGAGAAGTTGTTGTTGTATTAATAATAATACTACCTACAGGAGGAGTATTAGGGTTGGTTAGGTTAGAGAAAGACGCGGTAGCATCTGTTAATTTAAATGCCGCAACAAATGTATTGGTTCCTGTAGCTATTGAATTTGGATAATAAAATAACTTATTAATTAAATAATAATCCGTAGGAAGCGTATAGGTATTAGCTACCCCAACTTGAGTTAAAAAAACTTCTGAAGAAAAAGAATCTATAACCTCTTCGAGTCCTTTTACTATATCGGCATAACCAGTTCCAGAAATTCTTTTGTTTTGTTGATTTATCCAGTTATTATATTGATAAAAATAATCCTCAAACATATCCATTTGAGCTTGTTGGCAATATAGGTTAAAATCCTGCGGCCCTACATATCCATAGTTATTTTTATTAGCAATAGCTAATACTGTGTTTCTAACATCATCTATCATTTGAAAACATTTTAAACAAAGATAATAAAAAAAAAGAGGGCAATTTTTTTTGCCCTCTTCTAATTTTTACTGCTTACTCTGCTGTTAATTAACTATTAAGCTATTGCTGCTGACGCAATCGTAACCACTGCTCCTGCAGCATCTACAGTTCCTCCACCTAAAGGTGTTGAAACTTCGGTTGTTACGTTAGTCCATGATTGCCCTTGAGCTGTAGCAATTAACCCCATTATGTAGTTAACTCCTGTGTTGTCATTAGCCGCCATGTTATCGCTTAGTGTAAGAGTACAGCTACCACCATCGTGATACCATATCTTTATTGTTCCTACAGTTGGCATATCTACCCCTGATACATTAGTTGCACTAAAGTAACTTCTTGCAGCTGGAGTTGTTAAATAAATACTTAAATACTTTTGCATAATATAAAAAATTAAGTGTTATATGAGAATATTCTCAAAACAAAGATAATACTTATTTTTCTTTCTTATTTAAGTACTTTTTTAAAAGTTTAAATGTTTCTATACCTTCATCTGACTGCATATATGATGCTGTAATGTAAACATGATCTTCCCCATAAGGAACGGTTAAAAGTTTATTTTTATTTTTAGGTAGATTAAAATAGACATCTTTATTAGTATTTCTCATAACTAAAAGTTGTGTATTAAAAAATTGATATATAGTGTCCTGCAGGTCTAACATAGGGTCATTAATAATACTCATAAACTCCCCTGGTTCGTTTTTTGCATAAACAAGAACATCTCTTTTTAGTTCAGGAATAGTTAGTCTTTCAGAATTTGCTCCCATTAATACTCTACATACCATTATAAGTTTATCGGTAGATAGTTCTTTGGCTAATATCTGAGCATCTAATTCCTTTTCTACCACCCTCAAGTCTCGCGCAGCATCTGCTTCTTGGTTTATTTCTTCAAACACCATCCCGTTTTGCGGATGATAATGTAAAAAGCTTTGTAATACTTGATTATTTTTTTGTACACTTAGAAGTCCGTCTTCAAATACCACAGGTTCTAAAATAGCAGTACCATCTTGCTCATCCTCAAAAGGGCTCTTTTGATTTCTTGCATAACGTAAAGGTCTGTTAATTCCTTTTTCTTCATCAAAATACAGAAGGGGAGATCTTTTATTGTTTCTCGAAGATAACATATAAGTTAGGGGTTTTTGATCCCCTCTCAGTCTATACGCTTTACTGGTATACTTTTCTTTCTTTTTCATTATAATAAAATTTAATTTGATTTAAAAAATAAAAGGGGAGGAGTATCCTCCCCTTATATTGCTAGTTTATTCTTATTGCTGGAATAAGAAAAAGTTATTTGCACCTAATGTACATACTGCTCTTTCAGACAAGAAGTTAACTGTCATTGCATCTAAATCAGATGTTCTTGCACCACCAGCAGAACCAGTAATCCAAGTTTTATAACGTCTATCTTCAGTCTCCGAAGCTCTGTATCTTACATGTAAGAATGGTCTTTTAGCGTTCTTACCTAAGATTTGGTCATAAACAGAAGTTGAACCAGCTGGGACTAAAAGTCCGTTAACTGCTCCTGCTGTTATACCTCCTCTCATAGTAGGATCATTTAAGTATTTCCAATCAGACTTGTAAAAATCGTAACCTCTTCTAAATCCTGTAAATCCAAGATTTAAAGCCATGTCCTTGTCATTATCAAACAAACCATATGATGTACCACCCGCTCCATAAGAGTTTTGTGCAGCTAACATATCATCTATATCAAATGAAAATTCTCTGTTTACAAATATTACATTCTCCTCAATAGCACCTTGCTTATCAAGTCTTTGAATAACAGTATCAAAACCTGCTAAAGCAACTGGGTTACCACCTCCCCAAACATTACCTCTGTTATTCACTACATAAAAGATACCTTCAGAACCAGCGTTAACTTCACCTGCTCCAGCTACTGCTCCAGTTGTTAATGCAGTTTCTGCACCAGAAGCGTTTGCAGCAGGAACTGCTTCAATCATTGCTGTTTCCATGTAATCTTCAAAACGTAATCTAGTGTCATGCTCAGATTTTAGATACCACAGATAACCTGTTGCTCCATTTTCAGATGTTATTTCTACCCACCCAATTTGAGCCATATCAGATCCACTTACTTGGTAAGTATCTTTTAGGATAATTGGTTTGTTAGAAAAGAAATTATCATCTGATTCAAGAGATCCAACCATTCCTGTATCACCTTTTACAAATTCTGATCCATAAATAAATAAAGTACACCCTACTCCTCCGTTAGGAACATTTTGAGTCGCTTCATAAAATGCAATTGTTACGTCTAATGGATTACCACCAACATTAACTGCTGTTACTACACCTTTATTAGTTAAAGCCGAACCTCCTACGTTATCTGATAACATAACGGTTTGTCCTATTCTAATTGCTGGGGTAGTTGCGCCTGTAACTAACGTTGGATCAAATACATCATTTATTGTAACTGTTGCTGCTGTAGCTACACCTGGGCCACCTCCTGCAAGAGTACAGTTAGTGTATTTAGTGTGTAATCTACCTTGTTCTGCCCACTTAATCATATCTGAGTTAGTCGGCATTTCAGCACCTACCATTCTAAGGAAAGATGCTATTGTTCTATTTCCATAACGCTCAAATTCTTTTTCATAAGTATCAGGAAGATACTGATTCAAAAAATTAAAGTTTGTTATGTAGTTTGATTCTAGGGCTGTCTTCTGCGCACTTGGCTGCAGATCAAATCCTGGGGCTGCTTGTACTGCCATAATTTTATAATTTTTTTAGTTAAACTTTTTTAATACTTCTAATTCTGAGTCCTCTTCCGCTACTTGTATCTCCTACAGCCCTGATTTTTAACCCGTCCTTATTGTAGTTTGTTGCTGTTTGTCTGACTTCCATGTCAATGTTTTTAGACTTTTTAGCAGCACTATCAACAGTGTTGGTTACACCTTGGTCATAAAAGAACTTAGCAAACTTTTCTGGATTCATGGCTGCCGCTAAAGCAGCGTGATACCCTTTAGCATCTTCCATCATTCCGTCTTTATCTTGAAATTTCTTAACAAAATTAGAAAAATCCGATTGTAGACTTTTTAGTTCGTTTGCATCGCCTGGCTTATAAGTAAAATTTTTTTCTCCGACATTGAACTCAAAACCTTTGAATTCATTGTTGAAAACCTCATCAGTTTTCTGAAGAAATCTATCATACCTTTTGCCTGCCGTTTCTCTGTACGCTTTGTCCTCCTCTTTATAACTTTTATAAGCATTAAGATTTTTTTCCTGATCTTCCGATAACCCACCCCCACTTGACTCAAGAGGGGTTTTATATTTATCTTTTTGTTCATTTAAAAACTTTTTTGCCTTCGCAAGTTCTCGTTTTTTAGCTAATTTTTTCTTCTTAATATCTTTTGGTTCATCTAAGTCTTCATCAACTTTAAATTTATCCTCAATAATATCTTGAATATCTATAGCATCCAGTCCTTCTTCAGTAGATGTATAGTAATTAGCCAAGACCTGGTCGTCTTCCATAGAATCATAATTTTTTTGTAGTGATACAAAATCTTCTATTCCTCGACCAGTTTCTTTTTTATACTTAAAATACGCTGAAACATCTTCAGGTAATTCTTCATTGCTTTCAGTTTGTGAAAATAATTCGTCTACCGAAGAAATGTCTTTATCGTATCTCTTTTTAATATATGAAAGAACGTCTTCGTCATTTAGCTCTGACGAGGGAGCTTTTTCTTTTTGAGTCGTTTCTGTTGACTCAGCTGATGTATCTATAGCATCTTCTTCCTTTACTGTTAGATCAACTTGTGAAGTCTCTTCTAACTCTAAACTCTCTTCATGTTTTTTTAATAGATTAGCTTCTATTTCTTGTACGGATTTTGGCTCTACAAATCCTACTTCTTTTACTTTTATTTCCATTTTATTTAATTTAATTTTTTACAAAGTTAATACTATTTTAATTATTCTTTTTA